CCGCAAAACTATCGCTAATACAGTTTCTCGCCCGCGCGCGAACGGAGGGCACTATGGCCCGCAAGCAACGGATCGACACGATCACGGCGCAGGTCGAGGTCATGCAGGCCGCGACCCGCGAAATACAGCCGCCTGAGCATTTGCCGCTGGCGGAATCGGACTGGCCGTTCTGGCGTTCGGTCATCGCTGAGAAGCCGAAAGCCGAATGGACGGGGCACGACCTGGAACTGGCGGCGCTGCTGGCAATGTCGATGCGTAAGCTGGGGCAGCAAGAGGTCGAGCTGGAGGTCGAGGGGCCGGTGGTCACGACGAAGGGCGGTAACATGGCGCAGAATCCGCGCTGCCGCGTGGTGGCCGATCTGGCGGCGCGGGTGGTGAAATACCGGCAGACGCTTGGGATACACAACCGGGGCAAGAACGGCGAGCAGCGGGACGTTGCCAAGCGGCGCGACCAGGCGTTCGGCGTGGAGGCGAACAACCCGCTGGATGACGACCTGCTGGCGAAGCCGACCTTGAATTAGGGCGGGATTCTGTTACTGTGGCGAGGCCCGGAAGGATTGCCGTCCAACCGAGCCTCTAATCCTCAACCTGTTAGGACCAGGCGTTGGACTATCACCGGATTTACAACGAGTTCATTGCTGACCGCAAGGCCAAGCCGACGCCGGACGGATACACCGAGCGTCACCACATTCTGCCGCGCTCGTTGGGTGGCGGTGACGAAGCTGCGAACCTGATAGCACTCACGGCGCGGGATCACTATTTCGCGCACTGCTGCCTCGCCAAGATGCATGGCGGCAAGATGTGGGCCGCATTGCTCGCTGTGGCAGCGATGGCCAAGCGCGAAGATTCATGGCGGTATTTTTGCCGCCGCAGGATGGTGGAGGCTTCGCGCGCCAAGGCGGCGGAGCGCCGAAGCGAGCATATGACCCACCTGTGGGCGACAGGACGGTTTAAGCGGAAACGGGAATATCGCCCCTGGACTGAAGCCGAAAAGCGGGCGCGCAGTGCAAGCCAGATGGGGCGGCGTAATTCGCCCGCCAGCATCGAGAAGGCCCGCGCTTCGCGCCTTGCCTCATCGCCTACGTTTCGGTTCGCTAGTGATGACGGCCAGGTGTTTGAGGGAACGGCTTTGGCCTTCCGCGAGGCAAGCGGACTTTCGCAGTCGCTGGTGAGCTATTTGACGCGAGGCCAGATTATTTGGGCCAAGGGGTGGATGCTCGAAGGGGCGAACCGCAGGGCTATTCGGGGACGCGACCCCACGGTTCGCACATTCCGGCACAAGGATGGTCGGACGTTCGCGGGCACGGTTTACGAGTTACGGACGGCTTACCCCCATCTGGACTGCGGCAGTGTGTCAAAAATGGTGAACGGCAAGCTGGGGACGGTGAACGGATGGAAGTTGATCCCGCCGACCGCGCCGAGCGTGTAATCAGATTTATCGAAACGTTTTGCAGAATACCGGAGGGGGCCAAGGTCGGCCAACCCATCGAGCTTGCTGACTTTCAAAAGAAATTCATACGCGCGATCTACTCGAACCCGGCGGGGACGCGGCGGGCCTACCTCGCGATTGCACGAAAGAACGGCAAGTCGGCGCTGATTGCCTGCTTGCTCTTGGCGCACCTTGTCGGGCCGGAGGCGAAACAGAACAGCCAGCTAGTGAGCGGGGCGCGGTCGCGGGATCAAGCGGCGCTGGTTTTCAACCTCGCGGCAAAGATGGTGCAGCTATCGGCGGACCTGTCGAAGATCGTTCGCATCGTGCCTTCGGGCAAGCGGCTGATCGGGCTGCCGATGAATACCGAATACAAGGCGCTGGCGGCAGAGGGAACCACGGCGCACGGGCTTTCGCCGGTCCTGGCGATCCTCGACGAGGTGGGGCAGGTCAAAGGCCCGCAAGACGACTTCATCGACGCGATAACCACGGCACAGGGCGCGCACGATGCGCCGCTGCTGGTGGCGATTTCGACGCAAGCACCGACCGACGCGGACCTGTTCTCGATATGGCTGGACGATGCCGAGCGGTCTGCCGACCCGGCGATTGTGAGCCACGTATACACCGCGCCCGAGGATTGCGAACTGGACGACGAGGCCGCGTGGAAGGCGGCGAACCCCGCGCTGGACCTGTTCCGGTCGCGCAGGGACGTTGAGGAACAGGCGGCGCAGGCCAAGCGGATGCCGTCGAGCGAAAACACGTTCCGCGTGCTGACGCTCAACCAGCGCGTGAACATGGTGGCGTCGTTCGTGTCGCCTTCGATCTGGAAGGCTGGAAACGGTGAGCCTGGCGCTCTCGACGGAACCTGTTTCGGCGGGCTGGACTTGTCGGCCACCACCGACTTGACCGCCTTCGTGCTGACCTGCCGCAAGGGTGATTTGGTGTCGGTGCATCCGTTCTTCTGGATGCCGGAAGACAATGTGCAGGCCGCGGCAAAGCGCGACCGGGCGCCCTATGATGTCTGGGTGAAGCAAGGCTTCATGAGGACAACGCCGGGTAAGGTGATCGATTACGATTTCGTCGCCCGCGATATTGGCGAGATCACTGCCGGGCTCGACATCGGCAAGGTTGGTTTCGACCGCTGGCGAATGGACCGGATGCAGGGCGCGCTGGAGCGGCAGGGGGTATCCTTGCCGCTGGAGCCGTTCGGACAAGGATTCGTCAGCATGTCGCCTGCGCTCGATGCGCTCGAGGCGGACTTGCTAGCGGAGAAGGTGAGGCACGGCGGGCACCCCGTTCTTGCCATGTGCGCGGCCAATGCGGTGGCGCTGCCTGACCCTGCCGGCAACCGGAAATTGGACAAGAGCAAGGCGACCGGCCGCATCGACGGACTGGTGGCGTTGGTGATGGCGGAAGGGGTTGAGGCGATGAGCACACCCGAGCCCGCATCCTATCAAATGATGGTGGTCTAGGAGGCCCGAATGGAAAAGAAGCAGCCGCTTGAGAACCGGGCCTATTCGGTCCTCGACATCAAGGCCGTGGATGGGGAAACCCGAAAGATCACCGGTATCGCTACGACCCCCTCGGTCGATCGCGTGGGCGACATCATCGAACCCGATGGCGTCACCTTCAAGAACCCGCTCCCGCTGTTGTGGCAGCACAAGCACGACGAGCCCATCGGCCATGTCACCTTCGGCAAGCCGACCGCAGACGGCATTCCGTTCGAAGCCGACATCGCCGACATCAAGGAAAGCGGCAAGCTGCGCGACCGTATCGAGGAGGCGTGGCAGTCGATCAAATATGGCTTGGTCAAGGCCGTCTCGATCGGATTCCGCCCCATCGAATATTCGTTCATCGACAACGGCGGCATCCGCTATTCGGAAACCGAGGTCTATGAGCTCTCGGCGGTCACGATCCCGGCCAACGCCGATGCGGTCATCTCGACCGTCAAGTCCATCGATCAGGCGCTCCGCAAGGAAGCTGGCGTGCCCGAGCCCGAAATTCCCGCCGAACCCGAAGCCCCCGCCGCGACTGGCAAGAGTGGGCGCGTGGTGAAGCTGGACGATAAGCCCCGCGACGGGGGCAAACCGTTCGTCATCCGCGACATCAAGCGGACGGCGTAACCCTCCCCAAAGTCCCCTCCCCGGGCAAATCTGGAAAACCAATCATGAAAAACTACGCTGAACAGATCGGCGCGTTCGAGGAAAAGCGTGCTGCGCTTGTTGCCGCGAACGAAAAGCTGATCGACACCGCCGCGTCCGAGGGCGCTACCCTCGACGCCGAACAGAAGGGCCAGTTCGACGAGAACGAAGCCGACATCGAAGAAATCGACGATCACCTGAAGCGCCTGCGCAAGATGGAAGCAGCATCGAAGGATACTGCCGCCCCGGTCAACGGCAAGTCGCAGGAAGAAGGCGCCGCTTCGCGCGAGGGTCGTATCACCGTCAACTCGCAGCCGAAGCTGGAAAAGGGCCTCGAATTCGCCCGTCTTGCCAAGGTCAAGGCGGTTTCGCGCCTCGATGGCGAGCGTCCGCTGGACGTCGCTCAGCGCATGTACGGCGAAAACAGCAACGTCTTCGGCACGATCAAGGCCACCGTGGCGGCCGGCACGACCGCTTCGGGCAACTGGGCGGCCGACCTGGTCGACAGCGAGGGCGGCGGCTTTGCCGACTTCCTCGAATACCTGCGCCCAGCCACGATCCTCGGCAAGTTCGGCACCGACGGCATTCCGAGCCTGCGTTCGGTTCCGCACAACCGCCGCCTGGTCGAACAGACCGGTGGGGGCGCTGGCTACTGGGTCGGTGAAGCGAAGCCGAAGCCGCTGACTTCGTTCGACTTCAATGGCACCACGCTGGGCCTGCTGAAGGTGGCGAATATCGCCGTGATTTCGGAAGAAATCATTCGCGATTCCTCGCCGTCCGCGGAAGCCATCGTCCGCGACAGCCTGCGCGATGCGCTTGCTGCTCGTCTAGATACCGACTTCGTGGATCCGTCCAAGGCCGCGTCGGCGGGCGTTTCGCCGGCTTCGATCACCAACGCCGCCGATGCGATCGCGGCCACGTCGTACACCGACGCGGACGATGTTCGCCTCGATGTGCGGTCGCTGATCGCCAAGTTCACGGCTGCGAACAACAGCGTCTCCGGCGCCGTGTTCATCATGTCGACGAACAACGCGGTTGCGCTGACGCTGATGACGAATGCGCTCGGCCAGCCCGAGTTCCCGACCATGAGCATCATGGGCGGGACGCTGATGGGCTTCCCGGTCGTCGTGTCGGACTACGTCGGCACGAACGTCATCCTGGTCAAGGCTTCGGACATCTACATCGTCGACAACGGCGGTGTGACGGTCGACATGAGCCGCGAAGCATCGCTCGAGATGCTGGACGGCTCGCTCACCCAGAACCCGCCCACGGGCGCGTCGCTGGTGTCGATGTTCCAGAACAACCTCGTCGCCCTGCGCGCCGAGCGGGCGATCAACTGGGCCGCGCGTCGCGCGAGCTCGGTCGCCTACCTGACCGGCGTCGCCTGGGGCGGTGCCGTCAACGCATCGTAACGAGCAAACCCAAAGACTGTGGCGGGCGGCTTCGGCTGCCCGCCCTTTCTTCAAGCGCCTAGCGGGGCGCTTCAAGAAGGAGAATGGTTTTGGCCACTCACAAGATGATCGCCAACAAGGCGATGACCTACCGCACGCGCCGCCTGCAGGCAGATGAGCCGTTCGAGGCGCGCACCCGGCGCGATTTCGCCGCGCTGAAGATCACCAACAAGGCCCGGGCAGACGATGGCAGTGCGCAAGACCCGCCGGACGAGCCCGCTGTCGCCGACATCGCTGCGCTGCGCGCCGAGTATCAGGCCAGGTTCGACAAGCGCCCCTTCATGGGCTGGAGCGCCGACCAGTTGCGCGAGAAGCTGGCGGAAAGCTGATGCGCCTGCGGGAGACGATCGACCGCCTTTGCCTTCAGAGGCTGGGCCGTCTCCCGAACATCGAAAGCCCGCAAGGGTTCAACGACTGTATTCAATGGCTCAAACTTCACGATCAGCGTAGGGAACACATCGTCGCTTGCGACAAGTGGGCGGCGCGGTCACTGGTCCCCGAGGCCAACCGCATTCCCGCGCGCCTCGGTATCGTGCCGCAATACACGCCGGGCGTGCTGAAATGCACGCATGACAGCGGCTCGGTCCGCATTTTCGAAGACGAGCCGCAATTACGCCGTGCGCAGAATGCGCTGACCGACCGGCTTCACAGGATATACGGCCGGGACAAGGGCGAGTGGGCCTACGAGTTCGTACCGCCTCGGCTGATGACCGAAACGCTGCTGGCGCGAAACATCACCGATTTCAAGTTTCACTGTTCGCACGGCAAGATCCGGTGGGTGCAGGTCATCGCTGATCGAGCCAAAGGCGCTCGCGAGACGATCTTGAGCCCGGATGGGCTGCGCACTGGTCTGCATATGGACCAGAACATGACCCACGCGCCGGATGACAAGGTTTGGCCGGGCGTGATCGCATGGGAGCGCCTGATCGCGCTTGCAGAGGCTTTGGCAGCCCCGTGGCGGTATGTCCGCGTGGACCTCTACTGGGCGCAGGATCGCGCATGGTTCGGTGAGTTGACCTTCTGGCCGCTGGCCGGGTGCTACCGGACCAAGGACGAACCGACCTTCGGTGAAATGCTGGAACTGGACCTCACGGATAAGCGGGAGCCGATTGTCGCATGATAAAGGTTCTCACGTGGCTTTGGCGAGCGCCGGAATGCCGGACGCAATACACCGCCGACCATGTGAACACCTGGGCCGATATGGTCCGGCGGAACCTCACGATGGATCACACCATCGCCTGCGTCACCGATATGCCCGAGGGGATAGCG